GAGCGTAGTAGGTGTCCGAATACCTTATTGGTTTGAATCTTCGCCAAGAATCTCTATTTGGAACATCTTACCTCCCGTTGCCTCTATCTCTTGGCGTTCCACATAGCCACGCTTCTTTCCTTTTGTTTTCAAGAAGAAGATTGTCGCGGTTGAGTTGCCGTCTTTGATTTGTTTATGCAGTTGGCTTTCTGCAAAGTCAATAGCCACATCTCCAAGTTCCTCAACGGCCTTCTTGTATTCCGCATCATCTTGCATCCATAGGTAGTGTGTAGTGCGACCGATACCTACCGCCTTACAAGCGGCCGTAACAACACCTAATGACTTTTCAAGTGCATCAAGCATTGCCTTTTTATGTTGTTCAGTTTTGTCCATCTTTATCGTATATTTGTTTTGCGAGGGTAGTGTAATGGTTGCACACTTGGTATTCCAATCAAGAAGTGGCGTTCAAATCGACCTCCTCGCTCAAATTAGCCCTCCTATCTTGGAGGGTTATTTTTTGCCCCTTGTACATTCCAGCCCCAAGTTCATCTATTTTTTCAAATGATATAACCTCTGAATTTATTACGCAAGATTTGTCAATTAAATAAAGGTATTTTAATTGGAAGCCATTTAAAAGCTCAACCTCGTATCCTCTTTCTTTCAATTTAGGTATATCGCTTTTCTTTAAGAAAGAACTGGTTAAACCCATATCGTATGTTTTCTTGATATGTGCAACTTCTCCATTTATTTTACATATTCCAGCGTTTGAAGCAATTCCAACCAACTTGAACCCACTGGCTCTGTAAATAGTTCCATCACCACATTGAGTCCCATCCGCGAAACTAATTATCCATTTTATTTGCGGGGCATTCTTTTTGATTAATTTCACACTAATTGCAATACACCTACTTTCTGAATACTTTGGCAAATAGTCATCAAATGCCATACGGTTTAACTCTATAAACTCATTCCATCCCGTATCTTTTACAAGGTTTATAGTCCCTTTTTTGTTTATACTTGGGCCATAACTTAAAACTCCGTGAAGCTTCCCATCAAGAAATGCTCCAAAGTGTAGGGTGCTGTTCGGAACTACCTTGCCCGAATAGTGGTGCTTCTTCACGAACTCGTTGGCAATCTTTGCTGGTATTACCTTAACGACTATTTCCTTTGCTCTGCCCATTGCATAATAATTAAATAGAGGGCGTTGCCATTTGAGTTCTCGTTACCAAAGGTTTCGCAGTATTTGAATTCGTCTGTTGCTTTCACGTCTGCAATGGCATTTTTTATTTGTTCCGTTTGCTCATCTGCTAAAGTGAAAGTCATTTGCTGGAATGGTGATTTATCGCCATCTGGCAAAGAGAACTCATCACCAAACTGCTCTGCATTCAAATCAAATCCACCAACATCCAATCCCCATTCCGTCAACGCCTCCACATCCCATTCATTGGCGAGCAAGTCCCAATCCCATTCACCGAAGCCCACATTATCCTTAATAATAAACTCGGCTTTTTGTTCCTCCGTTAGTTGGTCGGCAATTAGGATATCCACCTCTTGCAGCCCAGCAGCTTGACAAGCCTTTAGGCGCATATTACCACCCAGCACTACCATATTGCTATCCACTACAATAGGGCGTAGTTCTAACATCTGGGGGAACTCCTTAATAGAGTTTACCAATTTCTTGAACTTGTCATCCTTAATGATGCGGGGGTTGCTGGGGTTAGGTATAACCTTTTTAATGTCTATTTTCATCTCTTAAATAACTTTCTTTGGTGAATGTCTTGCAACCACTCTTTATGATGTTTGATGTCCCCGAATCGGGTGTGGCAATCCCGACACAAAGCCATTAGGTTTTCTATTACATCCTTTGTCTTACTGCCTCCCATTCCTCTTGGCTCTATATGGTGGATGTCTACTGCTTTAGCACCGCATACCTCACAAGGGATAAAGTCCGTTTGGTCGTATCCCATTTCTTTTAGGTATATTTTAGTGTGTTGCTTCATAGGTGCATCCCACTCTTGCTTACAAAGCTAATTCCCCACCATAGCCACCCAATAGATACACAACCGTTGCAGATTGCTGAATCGTAGGCGATGGAGATATGGGGGAGTAAATGTACGCTTCCTACGAACTTAAAGGTTTCAATAGTCATTTTTAGGTGGTGGTATTTGTTTTAGAGTTTTGGTGTCAATGGTAATATGCGTGAAATAAGATTCAGCATTCTTGCCATAAGCATATCTTCTTCTTTCTTCGCTTGGCATATTAGCCAATGCAAATCCTTCAGTTAGTCTTCCCATTATAATTCATAGACTTTTACATTAGCCGTGTAAGCACTATGCTCACAATCCCTTGCGAAGGTTATCGCTTCCTTCCTTTCCTTAAATGTCTTTCGGGCATTGAGTAGCCAAGTGCTATCCTCAAGGAACTTATCATAAACTACTACATATCCCATTTTGGCTTTAATTTACTCTTGTTTGTGAATCAAGGGTAATCATTACGCTTGTTTCTTTCATTTCTCGTTTCATTTCTCTTTGGTGTTATTTAACCCCATTGGTCTGCCATTGCTTTGGCTATACCTTTCCAAAATTTACTTCTTTCTTTTGCGGTTTTTCCAAGAACTCTTTTGGATTTTTGTTTGCTTGTATAACTTCCGCACCAATATCCATCTATTGGAACTATATTCGTTGGTTCTATTGGTTTTAAGTTTTTAAGCCACAATAAAGTCCCTTTGCTATATGGATGACCATATTCATACGGCTGAACCTTTTGAGTTGCCTTTGGTAATCCATATATAAGACTTGGCTTTGGGTTTTCAATACACACTCTTGGGATATTAGCATTTAGAAGTGTCATAAAAAAATCTTTAGCTTCTAATCCTCTTGAGTATCGTTCTTCATTTAATTTCCCTTTAGGATATAGCCACCTTGCCCCAGCATTACTTAAATATGTACAAGGTGGATGCGCTATCATTAAATCCCATCCATCGTTTAGTATTTCCATCACATCACCTTGATAGTGGAGGCCATCACTTTCGGTTGGCAATATGTCGCAACTCATTGCGTAATGACCTTTAGCGGAGAATGCATCTCTCACTATTCCACTATATTCACAAGCAACTAATACTTTCATCTCTTTTTGGTGTTAAAGGTTTATATTTTACACTTTGTGGCTCATTTACTTTACACTTTGAGCCGTATTTGTTTCTTTATTGACCCATTAAAAAGGTTTGGGGGAGGCTAAAGAAACCAACCTAACTCACCAAGAGTGCCTCCCCCGCCCCTCTATTGTTGGCGGTCAAGCCATCTGCGGTACATATTCGCTGCTACCGCCAATCGTTGTGGATAGTAGGCATAGTCCTTCTTGAGCCTTGCCATTGCTATCCTCATAAACTGCTCTTTCATTGTATTTCGTTTAGGTTTGCATTGCTAATCTCATAAAGTGGAGCAAGTGTTTTAAACTCCGTCCCGTCATCTCTATATCGTGTTGCTCCTTTCTCAAAGTATTTAGCTTCAAAGATGAAGTCACTTTTCCAAGACCAGCCACAAAAAGAAATCATAGAGCTTTTTTTGTTTATGGATGTGAAATATAGAATATCACAGTCAAGGTCTTTTTGATAGGCAACAAAGTTGTTTACATAATGAGGCTTTGGGTCAACATTCCTTCCCATTGTCTTTACATCAATCTTGTGTCCATTTAAAATAATATCATATCCTCCATCAAATCCTTTTGAAAAGGAATAAGGGAGATTGTAATAACTGCGAACCATATTCTCTCCAACTAAACCAAGATATTGTTGCTCCACATCTCCATTGAAGTCAAAACGGTTTCCAATGTTGTTGTCTTTAACATAATCCCAGCAAAGGGCTTTTAATTCTAATGGAATGGGCAACTTAATCATTCTAATGTTCCTTGAATGGTGTACGAGTCCAAATCATTGTGTAAGACGAAGAAGTCTTTGTAATCTTTCAGAGCCTCTTTCACCTTCTTGTATCCCTTGTTGATGAATGAGTCTGCAACATCAAAGACACCGATGTCCAATGACCCCTTGTCAATGGCTATGAATTTGAAGTTGTCTATTGGTACATTAAAGAGTTGTGTGTAGATAAAGGCTTGGATGTCGTATCCGTATTTCTCGGCACTCCATTGGAAAGCTCTTACATCTTGGGTTGTCT